CCCATGCTGCGAACGGGCGGGCCGTAACCCATCGGACGACCGCCCTGCATGGCCTGCGGCGGGCCGTTAAAGTTCATGGCCTGCGGCGGCACACCGGGGTTGGTGTTAGGCGTAGCGCCCGAGTACATCAGGTTAGGCTGCGGGACGTTCCGCATATTGTTGCCGGGGCTGTTGAGCGACAGATTCCGCTCCTGCATTGCCAGCATACGCGCCATTTGCTGCGGCTTTCGGTCAGGGGTAAATCCGTTCATGTGATGTCCTCAAAGAAGCCCGTAGTTGACCATCTTGTAGCCATCGGAACGGGTTACGACCGCCTCCGGTAGCACCGTCTCTACTTCATCAGCCATAACGCCGCGTTGACGCTCGCCGTTGATGTCGTACTCGTATACGCCAATGCCGAGCGGGTGAGTGCCGACGCGCACGATGTTGGACTTCAACCGACGATCTGACGTAAACAATCCCGCTACGCCAAGCGGGCCGCCTGCTGCCGTACCGACCGCTCCAGCAAGGCTGCCTAACATTCCCATGCCTGCGTTGTATGCGCCAACTTGGTTTTGGTAGTTGCGCTGTGCAAAGTCGCCTTGCGCCTGACCCGCTTGGAATATCGGAGCAGGAGCCACGGTGACGCCGCTGTAACCTTGGAACTGCGGCACGTTGACCTGACCGCCTGACAACAATGCGCTGATCTCGTTGACCGGGATGCTGCGAATGGCGGCCTGCTGGGCAAGTGCCTGCTGGATCGCGGTGTTGCGGAACTGCTGTTGGGCGATGTTCTGCTGGAACTGCTGCTGTTGAGCGGCGTTGCTTGCAGCCTGACGCGCCAACTCTTGCTGGTAAGCCTGTGCCTGCGCTTCGTTGTAGAACCCTGCGGCTCCCTGCGCCTGACCAACCTGCTGCGCTTGGCGGGCAAGGTTTGCTTGCTGCGCGGCGACCTGCTGCTGGAAGTTCTGTGCAGCGGCTTGGTTGTACATCTGCTGCTGCGTAGCACTCTGCCCAAAAATCTGCTGCAACGCCTCGTTTTGCAGTCGCGCTTGGTCAAACGTCGTCTGGTAGTTCTGCGCCAACGCTTGATTAGCAAGCTCTTGCGCTGACTGACCCATGCCAAATTGCTGCATCAACCCTTCACGGTTGAACCCAGCCGCACCGAGGGCTTGCTGATAGTTCTGGCCGAGGGCTGCGTTCTGCGCCTGTTGTGCCGCCAACGCTTGCTCAAAATTCTGGCCGATGGCCTGATTTTGCATCTGCTGTGCGGCTTGGCCTTGTGCAAAGTTTTGCGCGATGGCTTGGTTAGCGGCTTGTTGCGCTTGTTGTTGCGTGCCAAACGACGCTAGTTGCGCCTCTCGGCCAAACTCACCGCCCTGCAAACGCTGCTGGAAGGCTTGCTGCTGCGCTTGGTTTTGCGCGGCCTGCGTTGCCAACGACTGCTGGAGGTTCTGCCCCAAGCCCGTGTTGTAAAGCTGCGCCTGCTCCATGCCTGCGCCAAAACCTGACAATGCGGCTTGGTTGGCGAACATAGCGCGGGATTGCTGCTCACCAAATGCCTGCTGGCGAGCGGCTTGATCAAGGCTGATGCCCTGCGCTGCGGCCTGCAACAGAAGGTCGTTTTCCTTCTGCATCTGCGCCGACATGGCCGAGTTGTACGCCTCGCCACCCGGTCGCAGACCTTGGTTAATCAGTTGCGTTTGGAGTTGCTGACGCTCGCCCTGCAACTGCGGTGACAGGCGCGACAACAATGCCGTCTGCGCGGTCATGCCAGCGTTTACTGGCCCCTGCGGCAAGTTGGCAATATCAATCTGGCTCTGTAACTGCGGGCCGCCCACAAACTGTTGTGCATAGCCGAATTGGCCTTGTTGCGGGCCACCGGCCACACCGCCGATGCCTGACAGGTCAAGCCCTTGCAGGTTAAGTCCCTGCGGGCCAGCGCCTGCCATGCCGTACAAACCACCTGACGGGCCGCCTTGTGCGGTTCCAAACGCTTGCCCACTTGGGGCGGCTTGCGAGGTGAATTGACCGGCGTCAAACGTGCCGAGGTTGGTCGGTGCAGCAGGGCCACCCTGCGCCAAGCCAAAAAACTGGTTCTGCGCGGTGCTTGCGCCTTGCACCGGAAGGTTAACCGTTGCCTGCTGGCCTGCGGTGACCTGACCCGGCAACGCTTCCTGACCATATCCAGCGAGCGGTGCGTAGATGCCTTGCGGTGCGCCTTGGATTGCACCCGATGAGCCGATGTCGTAGCCGAGGCTTGGCAGGTTTTGCGGGCTAAATGCCGACGCGATACCAAGGTTTTTTAAGCCACCCGCAGCCCCTTCAGCCGCTCTTGATAACTCTAATTGCGCCCGCTCTTGAGAACGCAACGCCGCAAGCGCATTGGGGTCAATGGTTTGCGTAATCGTTGGTTGTTCAATAAACGTCGTAAATTGGCTTTGATCTGGCGTTTCGCCAGCGTATTCGGGGCCGTACTGCGCGATGCGATCTTGATAAGCCTGCAACGCTTTGTTGTAAGCGTCGGTGTCTACGGTCGGGGTTTTCTGCCAAGTAACGACCTGCGACCCGGTAGGGCCGTAGATGTTGGGATTGGACATATAAGCCGACTGCTTGGCAGCGGCCATGTTCGCCTCACCCTGCTTGATGGCTAGGGTGGTGTAATCAGGCGCTGGTGGCGGTGCTGGTGATCTTTTGCCCATACCTCGGCTCCAAGAAACGACACCTGTCTGGTGTCTGCGTCATAAAAACAATGTCTCCGTCAGGTGCGCCGTCTTTAATACGCGCTTCCTCCGAAAACCCCATTTTCGTGACCAGTTTCAGCGCCCGGGTATGGTTGCTGGAAATCGGCCCTATTATCTTATCAACATTTGCGACGTTGTAGGGATAGTCGTACACAGCGGCTAGGTATGCCGGTGTGATTTGATCCCAAGTGATGTGGCAAACGACCGATCTGCCGTTCCACATCTCATAAACCGTACCGGCGACAAGCTCGCCGTCTCGCTCTAACCCAATGGCAACAGAGCGGTCGGGGTTATACGCCCCGTCTGTGCGTGACATCACCCAATGGCCCACATGGGGGCCGCTAACTATATTCCAGCCCATCCGAGTTGATACACCACATCGGTTGATGCCCACTCAAGCGATACGTTCTTGCTGCTGCTGTTGAAAATGATGCCGCCGCAATAACCGATACCGCTCAAACCTACGACCGTGTTGCTCGCAATCGTGTTGCTGCCCCAAATCGCCTGATCCCATAGACCAACGTCCCACAAACCATAGTTGGTGCCAACGAACGACAACGCACCAAGGAAGTCATCGGTCTGGAAATCCACCGCAATACCCACGCCAATGGTCGGCTGACCGTTGGAATAGGTGGTTGTGCGGCCACGGGTGAAGTATTTAATGACGCCACGGGTGTCAAAGTAGTTGAACGCCTGTAACGCCTTGCTGTTAATGGCTTGACCGTTGTCGTTGTAGCCCGCCGAGCCGGTTCCGGTCGTCCAAGCCTTTGCGACATAGCCATCCGAACCGTAATACGGCTCATCGTTTAGCGATGACCAGCAGTTTGCGTACCAGCCTGTGAACCGACACCACGCCTTTGTGATGTTGTTCATCACAAACTGCACTTGCGAGTTTGACGCAACGGGAATGTTGACGATCAGAGCGTTGTTTAGCGGGTGATACAACATCCCCCAGCCAAAGTTGTTCTTGTACGTCTTGGCGGCTAGTGCAAACGCACCTTGAATCTTGTCCGATAGCGCCACGTTTGGGTCAAGGCGTGACGATTGCAGCGCCGATGCCATCGGAATCAAGCCATCCAGCGTCAAAACCAGCAAATCACCGCCGTATTTCAGCAAACAACGCTTGGAAATAGGCGCACCGATGATCCAAACGCCGATCAGCGCCCATGTGGAGGCGCTAGAGGGGTCGGTTCCGCGATAAACGATGACCTCGCCCTGATCGGTGACAAAAACAAGGTTGTCGTCAACGCCGTAGCCTGCGTCAATCGTCCACGACGCCATAGATACAATGCTGCCGCCCAAGTGCGCGACCGATGACAGGTCAAGCGCGTTGGCAGCACCGCCAACAGATGCTGTCGGCAGATACCATGCTTTTAACGTATCCTTTTGGATAAACCACATTCTGTTTTTAAACAGGGTAGGCGAGGTAAGCGTAGTGGTAGTGACGCCTGTAATGGCAGGCGTTGATACGCCGTCAATGGCTGTCCACGATGACCCGTTGTAAAGCCGTGGCTTATCCACACCGTTTGCGGCGTACAAATAACTGCCGCCTGCGGTCGTAATGTTGGTGTATTCCCAGCGGCTGTTAGACAGCCCCGTTACGACTGCGGCACCCACCGGGCCTGCTGATGTAACGTCAAAGATGTTCCCGCCAACGATGGCAAACAGTTTGTCTGTCGTGCCTGCGCTGTAGGTCATCAGCGTTTCAATCTGGCCGGTCATGCCCGTGGCGTGTTTGTCGTAGCCACCGCGCAACGTCACGCTGCTGACGCCGGGGAACAAATTGTCTAACGTGACGGCATCCGTGGGGGCCATGTTGGCAAGCGCATCGCGTGCGTTCCAGCCACCCACAGGGGCGGGGAGGGACGCCACATTGGCTTGTGTGCGCTGGATAAGGCGGCGGCGAACGGGCGAGGCCATTTAGTTGTTACCCGTGCCGTAGCCCGAGTCGGGGATATTGTCGTATCCAATGAGTACGGTTCCCGGTCGTGGTGCAAACGAGAGATTGGCGGCTGCCGTGTCCTGCGCCACCGCTGCTTCCAGTTCCATCAGGAAATCGCGGTACAGCGCCGTGGTGTCAAAGCCCTTGGCCTCAAAGTACTTGAGCTTGGTCATCAACACCATTACGCGATCTGGGTAAACGCAGGTGTCGTTGTCAGCGGTAAAACTGTTTTGCACCAAGCCTGTTGAACTGTATGCCCAGCCCTTGCTGCGGTACTCAAAGCCGAGCAACTCGCCCGCGTTCATACCCGGCCAAATCTGGAAATACTGACCGAGCAGACGCCAGCGGATACGGGGGCCGGTGCTGATGTAGCCCGACAGCAGCCATTCCCATTGCTGCGGCGACTCGGGGCCGAGCATTTCCCAACGCTTGCTCTTATCCCAATGCGTGCGATTGACCGTGCTGTAGTAGTCAGCAGGCATGGAATACTTCACCTTCTGGAAGATAACCTGCCCGCCGACCTGCGTCTCGGTGACCTGATAATTGAGCGCAACCGAGGTGGGGCCAACGGATGTGATGTAGGTCGCATTGGGGATACCCACGCCCTGCACCTGATACGTCGTATCCAGCCCTGTCGTAGAGGCAAGGCCGGTGATCGCGGCCACCCCATTGACCCAATCACCTGTAGCGGTCGTCGCCTCGGTGTAGAAAGTATGCTGGCGCGTCAATTCACGCCAATCAGCACGACGAAGCAACTCATAGCCTGCTGCGTTCATCAACGCCAACAACTGCACGGTTTCTTGGCTGGCGTTACCAGCCACCGTGTTTGGCGTCGGGATGCCTAACTCATTCGTGCATTGCTGAATGAGTTGAATCATCGTGCTGCCCATACTATGCCTCCGCTAAAGCCTCTTTCGGCGGGCGGCCACGACGAGGTTTGTCCTCCATCAGAGCCGCCATCTGTGCTTGCAATTCGGCTAACTGGCGCTTGGTGTCCTCAAGTTCTGCGCTGCTTTCAGCGCGGTTCTTGCGGTTAAGGTACAGTTTTGCCCGCTCACGCAGGCCAACTCCACCCATGCCAATGCGCTGTAGTTGCGCGTCCGACGCCAGAGCCAACTGCTCTACCGTCACAAACTTCAAAATGACCAGTTCTGCGATCTGGTCGCGTGTAATTTCCTCGGGAGCGTCCTTGTGCCACGCTGACAGCGGAGTGCCGATCTCTGCGGCCACGCCATCGCTCTGTTGCGTCTGAAAGTACAGCCATTGACGCGGGAAACGTGCTTTATCTTCCTCGCGTGCGGGCTGGTCAATGATGTTGGTCTTATCGCCGGGAGCCATGACGCGGCAGTAGGTTTTGCCTTTGCCGGGGCCATCGTCCTTGACGTAAAACTCAACGTGCAACTGTGCGTCGGCGTTAGAAACATCGCTATCTAGTGGCATTGTCCTTGCTCCTGTGGGGATTACAGGTTGTTGACCTGTGTGATGGTACAAATGACCGAGGGGATCGCAGGCCATACGCTTGTGGCGCTGGCTGCAAGAATTCTAACGCTTGTGTCATCCGTCGCCCACATCAATTCAACGTAGTGAGTAGGCTCAAGCTGGATGATGAAGTTCCACGCGGCGACGGTACGCGCTGCGCTTCCTTGGATGGCGACAGTAGTGGCGGTGTTGGCGACGTTGGTGCCGTTTTTGCGTAGCCAGATGTAAATATTGCCCACGCCGCCAGAGGTTTTGTCTAACTGCGCCGAAAACTGCACGTTGTAGACACCTTGGAAATCCACAACAAGCCGAGAGGACGGCGAACCGATAGACACGCCATTGCTGCTATCGGTCGTGTTAAACGTCATGCCGTAAGCGGTGTTGATAGATGCTGCCGTTTGCAGCGTCGTATCGCTAAACGCACCGTAATGCAGGATCGGCACCGCTCGCCCAAACCCCTGCAATTCTTCCCAAAGCGTATTGCTTACGGCAAAGAACAAGGCCGAGCAATCAGGGTTGATCGTGCCAAACCCGACGTTGTTGATGCTGCTGCCCGCGTCGTATGGGTACACCGTCAACGGGTTTGCGCTCGTATTCTTGACGATGATTGTCTCGCCCATCTCGGTCGGCGGCAGTTTGACCCCTGCACCCGCACCTACCGTCGTGACGTTGTTGTAAACATACGTCAGCGTTGTAGCGTCGCCTGCCGAGGTGCCTGCGGCGGTCAACGACGATATACCGTCTCCGCAGATAGATACCGTGGAGAGTTGGTTAACGCCCGACCCCAATACTCGGGAAGGGATCGCCATCAGGCTGCCATCGCCCGTTCGCGCCTGACACGCAGAATCTCTG